GTTCTCGCGAAGAGCCTTCTCAAAGGGGAAAATGGTGTTCAGACGTCGCTTCCGAAACAGGAGACGGCGATGGCGTGGACGCCGACGTCGTATGCCATTTCGGGCAAAAGTAAAGAGCGCTCTGCTCTCACTCGTCGAAGCCCAATCAAATACGGACAACTACGGCGAAGCCAATTACGCCGCCGGCGATGGAACTTCTAAAGTTCTGTACATCATTAATCCGCTTTCGAACTTGGTTGTTGGTGACAACGATCACAACATTCCACCCGGAAACAAGATTTGGGTGAAAGGGTTTAAATTGCGTGGTCGTGTTTCCACATCCGTCACGACACAGACACTTCGTATATCCTTTTGGGCAATCAAGACGCGACAATTTGCAGATCTTCCCAGCACGGTTACCACATACGGAAATACCACAACGTTCAACACCAATCCGACACAAGCCGCCGGAAATGAAAATAACATCCGACAATGGGATATTATTAGCGGCACGGAACCTCAAGTCTTTGTTGGTGACACTTCTGGCGTTTCTAAGTTCGATAACGAATACGTCACGGTTCTTGCCAAACGGGATATTTATATTCCTCCCAATACCGGAGACAAAGTTACCTTCTTTAAGGAATTTGGCCTCTGGGTTCCTATCAATTCTTTCTGGTCATTCGATAAGGATCAAGACACCACACCAGGCGATCAACTTCGTTCTATTAAGAACTTCAATTACTATATTTGCTGGCAAGTTTATGGAACTACGAGCGCCAACAATATTCTTGCTACGAACATTGTGATTGCGCATATTGATGCGACTACCTATTTTAAGAATGTTTAAGCGAAGAGGGGTGTGTTTATTTTGATATAAACAACGTTAGCCATGAACCAATCATACTCGTCTCCTCCATGTGGCATTTCTCCTAAGGGATCATTGTCTCCATTGCAAAGAAATATGCAAGGTCTTCCCCATTGAATAGTCCTTGGAGCCCGGTACTTTCCAGATATGGTGATAGATCCTTGTCCTCCGAAGAAGCCTTTCCTATTAGGGATGTGTCCCCAAGGAATGTCGTCAAATATGACGTATCTTGCTCCATCGCGGAAGTCATCGTAGCACCACCGCCCGTTAAGGTAAACATGAGCTCCGAGAGATCTCGCCCAGCACGTTTTTCCGAGTCGACTAGGTCCGACAAGCACAAGCGACCGAGGTCGGTCTTCCTACCCCGATATGGGAGATAAGATCGATTAGATAAGATAAGGATGACGCCACACGAACAGTGGGACAGATATAGAGATAAAACATGCGGCGTATGCCGCGTGCAGTGTGGCGCTTGCGCCACCACTACGTCATGTGATTACCTTAGGAAACTCGGTCTCCACCCAGTTAGCTAGGTCATCTGGAAGAATGAATTCCGTGTGAACGGGACTATGTTCTTCCGGTTCTGGTTTAAATCTCTTGTTCGCGAATGCCGTTAGTCGGTCGTGGTACAGGACGAAGTCACGTGGACGCTTCTTCTCGATTATGTCGAAGAATTCAGCTGCATCACGCGCTCCACAAGCCTCTGCAAAAGGCCCGCGTTCCTCGTCGAGTAGCAGTGTATCGTCAAAGTCGCCGTCCTTGCGGGCATAGCGATAAGCAGCTCGCAGGTTTCGCACTCGCCCGATATTAGCATGATGTCCGCCGACGTCAAACGTGCGTGCGTTCGTACAGTCATAGACTCTAGGCCATCCGACAAGTGCGTGATGATGCACACCTCCGTCGGTATGCTGCTCAGTAGCGATGACCCATCCAGATGCTCCGAGCTCCTGTAGAAGACTGGCGATCGCGGATCGTTCGATACCATCGCTTCGTGGCCAGGTGATGAAGAGGTGTTTGCTGCGCACGCGAAAGGTCGGTTCGGAAACGAGAGTGATACCGTCGTCGGCAGACGGCTGGGCCATTAATATTACAGGCCCAGCCTTGCCATTTGCCATACCTTTTATAGGTATAAAAAGGCAGGGGTTTCCGCACACACACACGTGATGGTACAATCCTGGGCTTGGCGACGCGGTCAATTCATACCGTTCGCCGACGAATCAGCTGCTAAAAGACGGCGTTTAGACGCAGCCGCAGAAGTTTTAGCCGCTTCGGGAAATTTAGAAGCCGCCGGGGCACTCGAGGCGGCAGGAAATCTATTTTCGGGACCAACCGCAAACGTTCGGGCACTAGGCCGAGCCAATCGAAGAGCTTTTTCTCAGTTCTCGCGAAGAGCCTTCTCAAAGGGGAAAATGGCGTTCAGACGCAGGTTCCGAAACAGGAGACGGCGATGGCGTGGACGCCGACGTCGTATGCCATTTCGGGCAAAAGTAAAGAGCGCTTTGCTCTCACTCGTCGAAGCCCAATCAAATACGGACAACTTTGGCGAAGCCAATTACGCCGCCGGCGATGGAACTTCTAAAGTTTTGTACATCATTAATCCGCTTTCGAACTTGGCAGTCGGCGACAACGACCACAACATACCACCCGGAAACAAGATTTGGGTGAAAGGGTTTAAATTGCGTGGACGTGTTTCTACATCCGTCACGACACAGACACTTCGTATATCCTTTTGGGCAATCAAAACGCGACAATTTGCAGATCTTCCTGTCACGGTTACCACATATGGCAATACCACCACGTTCAACACCAATCCGACACAAGCCGCCGGAAATGAAAATAACATCCGACAATGGGATATTATTAGCGGCACGGAACCTCAAGTCTTTGTTGGTGACAATTCTGGCGTTTCTAAATTCGATAACGAATACGTCACGGTTCTTGCGAAACGGGACATCTATATTCCTCCTAATACCGGCGACAAAACAACCTATTGGAAAGAATTCGGCCTTTGGGTTCCTATCAATTCGTTCTGGTCTTTCGATAAGGATCAAGACACTACTCCCGGCGATCAGCTCCGTTCTATTAAGAATTACAACTATTATATCTGCTGGCAAGTTTACGGAACTACGACTGCCAACAATATTCTTGCAGCGAACATTGTGATTGCGCATATCGATGCGACTACTTATTTTAAGAATGTTTAAGCGAATAGGGGTGTGTTTATTTTGATATAAACGACGTTAGCCATAAACCAATCATACTCGTCTCCTCCATGTGGCATTTCATTTAAGGGATCATTGTCTCCATTGCAAAGAAATATGCAAGGTCTTCCCCATTGAATAGTCCTTGGAGCCCGGTACTTTCCAGATATGGTGATAGATCCTTGTCCTCCGAAGAAGCCTTTCCTATTAGGGACGTGTCCCCAAGGAATGTCGTCAAATATGACGTATCTTGCTCCTTCGCGGAAGTCATCGTAGCACCACCGCCCGTTAAGGTAAACATGAGCTCCGAGAGATCTCGCCCAGCACGTTTTTCCGAGTCGACTAGGTCCGACCAGCACAAGCGACCGAGGTCGGTCTTCCTACCCCGATATGGGAGATAAGATCGATTAGATAAGATAAGGCGCACAGTCATGCGAACAGTGGGACAGATATAGAGATAAGACATGCGGCGTATGCCGCGTGCAGTGTGGCGTCAGCCACACGTGTGGCGCTTGCGCCACCACTACGTCATGTGATTACCTTAGGAAACTCGTGTTCCACCCAACTAGCTAAGTCGTCCGGGAGATTGAATTCCGTGTGAACGGGACGAAATTCTTCCGGTTCTGGTTTGAATCTCTTGTTCGCGAACGACGTCAGACGGTCGTGGTACAGGACGAAGTCACGTGGACGTTTCTTCTCGATTATGTCGAAGAATTCATCTGCATTACGCGCTCCACAAGCCTCTGCAAAAGGCCCGCGTTCCTCGCCGAGTAGCAGTGTATCGTCAAAGTCGCCGTCCTTGCGGGCATAGCGATAAGCAGCTCGCAGGTTTCGCACTCGCCCGATATTAGCATGACATCCGCCGACGTCAAACGTCCGTGCACTCGTGCAGTCATAGACTCGAGGCCATCCGACAAGTGCGTGATGATGCACACCTCCGTCGGTATGCTGCTCAGTAGCGATGACCCATCCAGATGCTCCGAGCTCCTGTAGAAGACTGGCGATCGCGGATCGTTCGATACCATCGCTTCGTGGCCAGGTGATGAAGAGGTGTTTGCTGCGCACGCGGAAAGTCGGTTCGGAAACGAGAGTGATACCGTCGTCGGCAGATGGCTGGGCCATTAATATTACAGGCCCAGCCTTGCCATTTGCCATACCTTTTATAGGTATAAAAACGCAAGGCTACCCCTGCACATTCTAGCGATGACTAAACGTGCTTGGGCTTGGCGACGCGGACAATTTATCCCGTTCGCCGACGATATATCCTTAAAAAGACGGCGTTTAGACGCAGCAGCCGAGGTTTTAGCCGCTTCAGGAAATCCGGAAGCCGCCGGGGCTATCGAAGCAGTCGGAAATCTATTTTCAGGCCCTTCAGTCAACGTACGGGCACTAGGAAGAACCAATCGCGCAGCTTTTTCTCAGGCCTCGCGCGCAGCCTTCTCCAAAACGAGCCGCATGGCTTTCCGAAGAAGGAAATTCAGCCGTCGACGATGGCGTGGACGCCGACGTCGTATGCCATTTCGGGCAAGAGTGAAAAACGTCTTGCTGTCACTCGTCGAACCCCAATCCAATACGGACAATTATGGCGAAGCGGTGTACACCGCGGGCGACGCCACTACAAAAGTTCTATATATAGTCAATCCTCCCGCCCAATTAGCCGTCGGGGATAACGATCACAACATTCACGGTAACACGGTCTGGCTTAAAGGGATCAAAGTGCGCGGTCGTGTGCGCAACGACGAGTCTGCCAACGTTATCAAGTTCTCAATTTGGTGTATTCGTACGCGCCAATTTGCCGATCTTCCCAATTCTGTGACCACTTATGGCAACACCACCACGTTCAACACCAATCCAACGCAAGCAGCCGGAAATGAAAATAACATCCGCCAATGGGATATCATCTCTGGCACGGAGCCTCAAGTCTTTGTTGGCGACAGCTCTGGCGTTTCTAAGTTCGACCTCGATTACGTCACCGTTCTTGCCAAACGCGATATCACACTACGTGCTTCTACCGGAGATTCTACCAATACCTGGCGTGAATTCGGTCTATGGGTTCCTATCCGTCGAATGTGGTCATACGATAAGGATCAAGACACCACTCCAGGCGATCAACTACGTTCCATTAAGGGTTTCAATTACTACGTATGCTGGCAAATCTACGCTAGTGATACAGCCGGGAATATCTCTGCTGGCAATTCTGTCACTGCACATATTGATGCTACGACGTATTTCAAGAATGTTTAATTAAAGAGTGGACGAGTTAGCTTGACATATGTTACGTTAGCCATAAACCAATCGTACTCGTCTCCCCCATGAGGCATTTCCCCTAGGGGATCCATGTCTCCATTGCAAAGCAGGATGCAAGGTCTTCCCCATTGAATAGTCCTTGGAGCCCGGTACTTTCCAGATATGGTAATAGATCCTTGTCCGCCGAAGAATCCTTTCCTGTTAGGGATGTGTCCCCAAGGAATGTCGTCAAATATGACGTATCTTGCGCCATCGCGGAAGTCGTCCATGCACCATCGCCCATTAAGGTAAACATGAGCTCCGAGAGATCTCGCCCAGCACGTCTTTCCGAGTCGAGAAGGTCCGACGAGCACAAGCGACCTAGGTCGGTCTTCCTACCCCGATATGGGAGATAAGATTAGATTAGATAAGATAGCCGAGAGAATCCCCCTAAGCGGGACAGATATATAGATAAGACATGCGGCGTATGCCGCGTGCACTGTGGCGTTAGCCACAGATGTGGCGCTTGCGCCACCATACCTTGGGAAACTCGTGTTCCACCCAACTAGCTAAGTCCTCCGGCAGATCGAAATCCGTGTGAACGGGTTGATGTTCTTCCGGTTCTGGTTTGAAACGTTTGTTCGCGAACGACGTCAGACGGTCGTGGTACAGGACGAAGTCACGTGGACGTTTCTTCTCGATTATGTCGAAGAATTCATCTGCATTACGCGCTCCACAAGCCTCTGCAAAAGGCCCGCGTTCCTCGCCGAGTAGCAGTGTATCGTCAA